TAGTTGGACAACGTGGTGACGGTGGAACTATGGATAAGCTTCTTCGCTTTGATCCTGATATCGCTTCTGGTACATACTTTGTTGCTTTGAAGGTTGGTGTTGCAGGTACAAACGAGCTTTCCGCGTTGGGTGCTGATATGCAAGAGGCTTCATTGGCTCAAGTCGTTCTTTCTAGTTCAAATGGACACGGAAAGACTCGCACCGCCCACTTAGGTACTAATAATGTTGCTGGTACTCAAGTTCGTCGCTTGACTCAATTCTCAGGCTCTGCTAGAGATCATATCTTGATTCTCATGAGCACAGCAACTTCCGATCCCGGTTCAACTGAAACTTATGGTGGTTCTTCTGAGACGCTTGAGTATATCAGAAGAGATGAATTTGGTACAACTAACGTTAATGCTGGTTCAACCAATGCACTCGGTGCCATCGCTGGACAAGACGCTTGGGGACTTGAGGCTTCTGCCGATATTCCTGAGATCGAGATCCAAGTTGACTCTGTGAGCGTCACCGCTCGCACCAAGAAGCTTAAGGCTAAGTGGAGTCCGGAATTGGGACAAGATCTCAATGCCTACCACAACCTTGATGCTGAGGTTGAGTTGACTTCTATCCTTTCTGAGCAAATTGCTCTTGAGATCGATAGAGAGATTCTTGGTGATCTTATTAGTGGCGCTAAGGCTGCTACCTACTACTGGAGTAGATCTCCCGGCTTGTTCGTCAAGAAGGATACTGGTGCTGAACTTGGTGCTGCTTCTGCTGCCCCTGACTTCACCGGTACTGTCAGCGAATGGTATGAGACTTTGATCGAAACCATCAATGACGTATCTGCTCAAATCCACAGAAAGACTCTTCGTGGTGGCGCAAACTTCGTAGTTTGCTCTCCAGAAGTTGCAAATATCCTTGAGTTCACCTCTGGATTCCGTGCAAACGTCTCTCATGCGGATGATAAGGGTACCATCGGTGCTGTAAATGTTGGATCTCTTTCTAAGAAGTTCGACGTTATGGTTGATCCATATTTCCCAAGAAACGTTATCTTGGTTGGACGTAAAGGTAATTCATTCCTCGAAAGTGGATATGTGTATGCCCCATATGTACCGCTCCAAGTGACTCCTACGATCTTCGGTGTCGAGGACTTCGTACCCCGTAAGGGCGTCATGACTCGCTACGCGAAGAAAATGGTTCGTCCTGATATGTACGGACTTGTCATCGTGCGCGGACTTCTTGGTGAAGAAGGTGCTAACTAATCGTTGATTAGATAAGCATTCGCTAAATCTTAAGCCCCAAACTCTTATGAGTTTGGGGCTTTTGTTATATATGGAACTATTTATATTAACTTGAGTTTATTCTCCTTGGGCGAGGCCACTGCCCTTGAAAAGAAACCATTCCGAAGTGGCTGGGATGAATTTCGAAGCGTAAACAAGAGTTATTGCAATAACCATAAAAGGAGGAATTTATTATGGGAAATAGAAGAATAGGACGTAAAAGACTTTACGGAGTAGAAAAACAAGGACAAAAAGTTAGTCTTGGATCTGGCGCTGGCGTTAGTGATGCTGTTGTTTCTGCTACACAACACAGACAAGGGCAAGAAATTATTACAGAGATTGCGCTAGATCTGGGTGGATCATCAATGGCTGGTGGAACTGCTGATGAAAAAATCATTGGCTCTGCCGCTAGTAAAGCGGGACACATTACCAGACTTACAACTGCAAAGTATGGCATAATTACAGAAATTAGAGCAGTGGTGGTTGAGGCGCTCACTGCCGGCCCCAGCAAGATTGATCTTTGGCTACACGGATCCGCATTAGATGCACAGATCGATGTAACCAACGGTTCAGAAATTGGACAAGGTATCAGCAGTGGTACTGATTATTCAATTCAAGATCTACAAACACTAGGACAAGATGTCAGCGTTTCTTTTGACGCTGGTACCGCAGGCAATACTTCAGCTACAAATGCATATTTGTATATGGCTAATGGAACTTCAGCAAGTAACGGCTCTGGAACATATACTTCCGGAAAACTGCTTATTTATATCCATGGCTTTGAAGTGCCGGCAGATGCCTAATCAATTTTTTGTAATATATCATATAAGGAGGATAATAAAATGGGAATTAAAAGATTAGGAAGAAGAAGGCTAGCTGCTATTGAAAAGTTAGGAATATTAAAAGACATTAGCCCAAGTGACGCTATGGAGGCTGCAATTGTTTCTGCAACGCAACACCGTGAAGGGCATAAAGTAATTACAGACATTGTTTTGGATTTGGCTAAAGCAGGCTCTTCTCTGTTGTCGAAGGCAACTGGCGATGGCTTAGTTGTCTCCACATCTTCTGGAAGAGGAGAAATTTGCCAGATTACAGATGCCGTATTTGGGATTGTAACGTCCGTTGAGACAATTTGTTTAGAAGCTGTCTCTGATGGTACTTTGACAGATTTTGATTTAAAAGAAGGCTCTGTTGCCTCTGGTGGAACTTTGGGTGTTGCCCCATCGGGAACTCCAGTAGCAGTCAAAGCCAATATCGGCACCTTTGGACAACATACAACCAAAGCTTATGACGATCATGCCAATGGACTAAAAGATAGATATCTATTTTTAACTTCTGGCGGCACAACAAGTCAAAAGGCAACTTGTACAATTGATCTGTCTAGCGCTGATCACAGTAAAGTAGTCAATGGGATAACCAGATTACGAATGACTCGTGATAATGCGGCTACTATTGACTTTGTTGCAAATAATAGTGTTAATTTTGGTGATTCAACACCAGCAGGATCTACAACTGCCGGTGGAGTAATTGGTATTGGTAGTGTCGATAACAAGCACAAGCTTACTGAAGCAATCTCTCACGCTCTTAATGAGACTGATTACTTCTCTACTGATTCTGACTCACAGTCTGCAGGTGACGGAACTAGCGTTAGTTCGATTACAGTTACAGTGGCAAATGTTACTGCAACCAGCAACAACGCAAACTTCTTGGTGGACGATCCAGAGAACGCTTCTGGCATCACAGTTACTGATTTCAGTGGCGGAATTGATGACGGACAAGCTATGTCCAGTGGTAAGTTGTTAATCAGAGTTACTGGATTCATGGTACCTGATGATGCATCGTAGTCTTTAAAACTTACAACACACATAAGAGTCACTGCATTTTGCAGTGGCTTTTTTTGTTTTTATGCACTATTTATATACAAAATAGGAGTTTTTTTATATGTCTGGAAAAAGAAGAATGCTTGCGAAGCAACGTCAACACGATGCCGAAATGGCAGCTAAACAAGCGGAATTAGATGAAGCTAATGCAGCTAGAGCCGCAGCAGAAGCCAGAGCAACCGAATTGGAAGAGGCAGCTAAGAAGCCCGCCCCTGCCAAGAAAAAGGCTGCACCCAAAAAGCGAGTTACAAGAGCCAAGAAGACTACAGACAAAGAATAATCTTTTCTCTTCTGACTAACTATTTATAGTATCGGAGGGACTATGTATGTCAAAACCAACACTTACGCCAGCACAGCAGACATCAATTATTGTTTTGCCAGTTACCGGTACAGCAGATGATGTTTCATCAGCTTTGCCTTTGGGCGTTTACGCTTCGGAAACCTCATTTATATCAGGTGCAGTAGATCAGGTTGCTTATACTTATAAAAAATTAGGTGGCGATGTATTAGATATAGAAATTAAAGCAGAAACTGTTTATGCAAATTATGAAGAAGCGGTTTTAGAATATTCCTATATTATTAATACTCATCAAGCCAAGAATGTTCTATCAGATTTGCTTGGAACAACGACTGGATCTTTTGATGAAGACGGACAACTAGAGGCTGGAGAACTATCTTCTTCCCTATCAGGGACAGGAGTGCAACAGAGATTCCCACGCTTTGAATTTGCATATGCACGACGTATTTCAGCCGGTGTTGGTGTTGATGCTGGTGTGGGAGGAAATGTTCCAATCTATTCTGCCTCGTTCAGTACGAATGCGGACACTCAAGATTATGATTTACAGAATATTCTTTCTGCCTCATCTGTATCTGGAACTGATAACGGCACAGGGAATGCAGTACCATGGGCTAATTTGGTTGGTAATAATAAAGTAGAAATTAGAAAAGTTTATTTCAAGACTCCAAATGCAATGTGGAGATTTTATGGCTATTACGGCGGACTAAATTCAGTAGGCAACTTATCAAATTACGGGCAATTTTCAGATGACTCGACATTTGAAGTTATCCCAACTTGGCAAAACAAAATGCAAGCGATTATGTTTGAAGATGCAATTTACACTAGAAATTCTCACTTCTCATATGAATTAAGAAACAATCAGCTTAGAATTTTTCCACCACCAAACGCACAATTAACTCCAAAAATTTGGTTTGAATTTACAATCCCACAAGCACCATATTTGGGCAATGATCCGGATATTGGAATTGTTGGAGTCAACAATATGAACTCACTACCATTTGAAAATATTCCTTATGGGAATATCAACTCAATGGGTAAGCAATGGATAAGGAGGTATGCACTTGCACTATCAAAAGAAACACTTGGACAGGTTCGTTCGAAGTTTGGGAATTCAATTCCAATACCGGGTGAGTCTGTTAATCTTAATGGGGATGCTCTCTTATCACAAGGTAAAGAAGAACAAGCAGCACTCAGAGAAGAATTGATTAAGGTACTTGATGAATTGACTTACTCCAAATTGGCAGAGGATGATAAAAACTTTGTTGACGCCGCAGCGGCATTGCAGAAAGCAATCCCACTCACAATATTTGTAGGATAATAAAATGAAACATAAGTTAATAATGGAAAACTGGAGAAGGTTTGTAAACGAAAGAAAGTCTGATGAAGAATACATTCAGACAGCAAGATTCTTGTCTGACATATTCTCTGATCCGAATTTTTCCAGAGTTATACAACCTAAAACGTATCCAGAAGACAAAACAGGTGGGTGGCATCCCGGCGGCAATCCTGAGACAGATCCAAATAGTTTTTGGGACGTCGTACGCGCCAGCGAAGAAAATATGAAACACAAAGCCTTTAAAATTGTAGTAGCATCGGAATACCTTGAGCCTCTATGGGAAAAGTATCTAGACTCATCCGGTGGCTCCCCCGTCATATTCCCAAATAAAGATGAATTCAATGGTGCGATGTTAGCTCTTAAAATCTTTGTTACCCATCAAAGCTCTCGCTCAAAGACTGTTCTAGGAGATATGAGCGACAGCGGCATTATGAGGCTATTTTTGGGCGACAAGGTTGATGAAATTACTGACACTGATCAATTGCGCACAATAATTAAAGAAAAAGCATACAGTACATTTGTTCACGAAGGGACGCACTTCTTTAATGCAATTAGAGCAGGAGGAAACCCATACCGTGACGCCAAAGGTGGTATGAAATCACGCATCTCCCGCAACCCAGACGGCTCTATAACACAAGAATATGCCGACTCAACAGAAGAATTACAAGCTAGAATGATTGAAATTCAAAATGATTTTTTGAACATGGGTAGCTGGAAAGAAAATCAGGACGTCGAGACATTTTATAATTATTTGTATCGCGGAAATGATGGCATAAGAGCGTTTATAAAGGAGTTTATAAAAGAATACTATCCTTTCGCCAATAAAATTAGCGATTGGCATAGAGACAAAGTGGTAAGCAGAGTTTATCAGTTTGCTCAAAGACTGATGAAATCCGAAGATTATAAATCATATGCCAAGTACCACGATGAATATGAACACACGCCAACAGTAGCATTACAGGAATGGAGAAGATATGTCCAAGAAAGATAATAAATGGAGTCAGCCAACAGCACCGCCGCCTCCCCTGTTTACGGGAAAGAAAGAGCGTGATCTTGTTAAGCAAGTCAATGATGAACTTATCGAAAGAGTCATTGGGCAGACAATCGTTTATTATCCAGTAGATTATGAATCAACAGATTTTCACCCAATTTATGGAGAAGCGATAGAAAAGAACTTTTTGCCACCAATTAGAGTGCAAGCACTAATCGAGTGGGGCGGAATCGAATCGGCATACACTGATAAGATCGGGATCGACAAGCAATCAAACATAACTGTGCACTTTCACAAGCGAAGATTGACAGAAGATCAAGATTTATTTGTCAGAGAAGGTGATTTTGTTTTATATGGAGAATTATATTATCAGATAGTTAGTTTAATGGAGCCAACTAGACTTTTTGGGCAAATTGATCAGAAGTTAGAAATAGTGGCTAAATGTGTAAGAGCAAGGGATGGGGTTTTCAATGCAGAATGATAGAAGAGGATTAGAATTTCAAGCTTCGACAATCGAAACGATCGACGCAGCAATACATAATTACCTAAAAGAGTTGAATTTACATGCTGGAACCAATAAAGGTTTTATACCAGTCCCTATTATATGGGTTGGCGCTGAAAGAACTTATCAAATGAAGAATGACTTAAGCCTTAGAGACTCTGAAGGGCTTTTGAAATTGCCACTTATAACGATTGAGAGGACTGAGATAGAAAAAGATCCATCTAAATCACTAATTCCGGCAAATGTACCAGATTATGGAGCCGGCGGATATGTCAGAGTCAGAAGAAGAATAAAGCAAGACAAGACAACTAACTTCAAAAATGCACAAAATTTAAAAAAATCTGGAGCAAATGAAGATGTCGGCTCTTCGGACAGAGAATTTATCTTTGAAAGAAAGTTTCCCGATCGTATTTCGAAAATGTTTGATACACGCCCTGTTACCGCAAAAGGAAAAACGGTTTATGAATCTGTTTTTGTTCCTGTGCCGGTATACGTTAATGTAAAATATGAAATTCATTTAAGAACAGAATACCAGCAACAAATGAATCAGCTATTGACACCTTTTATCTCAGGAAACCGTCAGGGAAGAAATCATAAATATTTTTCATTAAGTCACGACAATCACCTTTTTGAAGGTTTTATAGATAATTCTTTTTCAAACGACAACAATGCAGCTAAACTAGATGAAGAAGAGAGGATATTCAATTCAGTAATCAATGTTAATGTGTTGGGGTATCTTATAGGCGGCGGAGACAATGAAGATGTCAATTTAGCAAAAAAATATGAAAGTGTTGTTGAGTTGAAAGTATCCAGAGAAAGGGTGATACTGGATGATGGATTTGAAAGGACGAATCCATCTGGTTCTGATCCTTTCTATAAAGAATAGTATCATTTTAGTACTTTTCAGAAAAAACCTGACTATTTACTATGAATGTTTTAGTGTTAAACTATTGTATGTTTATAAAGGAGAAAAAACGACATGTCAATTGATAAATATAGATTTGTATCTCCCGGTGTTCAAGTGGCAGAAATTGATCTGTCTCGCAGATCTCGTCCATCTGCAGAGCCCGGCCCCGTAATTATTGGACGATTCGAGCGAGGGCCGACGATGCGCCCCGTTAAAGTTGATTCGCTCAATGAATTAGAAGAGATATTTGGAAGTGCCATCACTGGAAGAGAGTCTTCGGACATCTCTCGTAATGGAAACTTCTCCGCGCCTTCTTATGCTGCTTTTGCTGCAAATGCATGGCTTAAAAACCAAGGTGGAGCAACAATTATTCGCCTTGTTGGTAAAGAAAGTGATGCAGCCACCGCCGCAGGCGCTGCAGGCTGGAGCGTAACTGCCACCGATGCTGGAAAAGGCGGAGCATGGGGACTTTGGGTGTGTCCTTCTGGATCCACACCACAAACTGGTACTCTAGGCGCTATTTTTTACTGCACCGATGCGCATGGAGTTGTATTATCCGGAACTTATGAAAATACTGCCCAAACAGGACAAGCAGCCTGCGCAGTATTCAGCTCAACAGATGGAAATTTCCGAGCAAAAGTCATTAAGAATGCAAATGCTTCTTCATCTATCGCAGCAACCACTGACGATGATCAAATGTTCAACTTCAACCCACAATCCAGAAGATTCATTAGAAAGGTGTTCAATACTACACCCCATAATACCAATTCTAGTGTTGTTGCAGACGCTGCAGCAGGACTGAAGAAATACTGGTTAGGTGAAACTTTCGAAGACAGAGTTCAAGAGCTACTTGGAAGTTCAACTAAGATCTACGCGTTCACTGCTCCCCTTCTTGACAATGGCGCTACTACAAAGAATTATGCTGTACATGAATTCGATGCACAGCCAGCAAAGTCTGGTTGGGTTATTTCTCAAGATGTATCTGCTGATACGGCTTCTTACACTCCAGAGAATATGACTAAGCTTTTCCGCTTTGTCTCTCTAGAGGAAGCAGAGTGGACTCAGAGAAATCTCAAGATCTCGATTAGAAACATTAGACTTCCAAACTCTGCTTCTGCAGCAGATGCATATGGTACGTTTGACGTTCAAATCAGAAAAATGAGAGACACAGATGCAGCACCAGAGTCTATTGAAACTTACACTGGCTGTAATTTGAACCCTGCCTCTGCAAACTACATCGCTGCTAGAATTGGTGATCAATATGCTAGCTGGAGCGACACTGAGAAGAGATACCGTTACTTCGGTTCTTACCCTAATGCTTCTAAGTATATCCGTATGGAAATGGCTCCTGCTGTTGACGAAGGATCGATCACAGAAGAATTGGTTCCATTTGGCTTCTACGGTGTTCCAGTACCACCAAATGCTAGCATCACCGGCGCAGGCACTGCAGCCGGCTCAGATGACTCATTTATTAGAGATCATGAGAATGCTGCGTTTACCGTCGATGGTGTAGCTGCTGGTATTCCAAGCAAAACTTCCGGAATTCTAGTTCGAAGTGGCTCTCTTACCCCTAATCAAATGGTATTAGAGTGGCCACGTCCAAAGTTAGTACAATCTGCATCAGCAGGAATTCTTGCAGATCCAACAGATAGGTACTTTGGATATGATTTGGCTAGAAGTGGAAGTGAAACTCTGTTCGATGCATCCACCTATGATCTTTTTAGAGCAAGAGGTGCCGGACTGTCAGCGAACAACTGGGATGCAACTGGGAACATGGTATACTCACACGTCTTCTCGCTTGATGACGTTTCTGGTTCCGTTGGCGCCTTGGCTGCAAACGGCAATGTTTATGTATCAGGATCTCGTCGTGCAGGAACTTCTGTATCTGCTACTGGTTCTGATGGCGCCGGCCCAACTCCAAATAGAATTTTGGATGCTGGTTACGACAGATTCACGCTGACAATGCATGGTGGCTATGATGGATTAGATATCACAGAGATGGAACCATTGATCAATAACCGCAATGGACTTATTGGCTCTAGTGTCAATGCTTCATACACATTTAACACTTTGATGAGATCAATTGACACTGTATCAGATCCTGAGATAGTAGACATGAACTTGCTCTTGATGCCGGGTGTACACAAGTCATCGATCACCGATCACATGATCAACACCTGCGAGCGCAGAAGAGATGCAATGGCAATCATTGACTTGAACTACGCTTATACTCCGCGCCATGAATCTTCAGATCAGTCTGAATCTTCTAGAAACGGAGCTAGCTCTAGCAATACTGTCACTCAAGCTGTCGGTGAAATGAAAAGAAAGGGTTATAACTCTTCTTACGCCGCTGCTTACTACCCATGGGTTCAAGTTAGAGCACCAGTTACTGGATTGCCAACTTGGTGTCCTCCATCGGTTGTAGCACTTGGTGCGATGTCTTATGGACAAGCAACTCAAGCAGTTTGGTTCGCTCCAGCAGGATTCACCAGAGGTGGATTAACTGAAGGACGAGGTGGACTTCCAGTAGTTGCAGTTTCTCAGAGACTTAGCTCTAAGGAAAGAGACAAACTTTACGAAGTTAACATCAACCCAATCGCTCAGTTCCCAGCAGAAGGAATTGTGATCTTCGGACAGAAGACACTTCAAGCAACTCCAACTGCATTGGATCGAATCAATGTTAGAAGACTTCTTATCTTCATCAAGAAGAGAATTTCTAGAATCGCTTCTACTCTTCTTTTCGAGCCAAACGTGTCTGCTACTTGGGGTAGATTTACTTCTCAGGTTGCACCGTTCCTTGACAGCATTAAGACTGGATTTGGATTGGACGACTTCAGAGTAGTACTCGACGAGACTACCACTACCGCTGACTTGATTGATAGAAACACAATGTATGCAAAGATTTTTGTTAAGCCTACGAAAGCTATTGAATTCATTGCAATTGATTTCATAATTACCAACAGTGGTGCGTCATTTGATGACTAAAGAATAAAAAAGTGAGAGTATTGGGCTTAATCCTAATGCTCTCACTATTTACTATGAAAAGAGATTTATCGGAGGATTTTTAAATGGCTTTTTGGAATGATAAAATCGTAGAACCTAAACGACAATTTAGATGGCTTCTAAGTGTTGACGGGATCCCATACTACACAATTAAGAAAGTTAATCGCCCAAGCTATGAAGTAGCCGAGGCAGAGCATAAGTTTATTAACCACACTTTCTATTTTCCGGGACGCGTAACCTATAACACTGTCAGTTTCGACATTGTTGATACTGCAAGTCCGGATGCCGCAGAGACACTTAAGCAAATTTTATTTGCTGGTGGGTATGCATTGCCAAAAGATGAGAATGTTGCAACTCAAACCATCACAAAGCATGGTGGTGTAACTGCACTGGGGCGTGTTACTATTGAATTACTCGGTGGTGGCGGTAAGCAAGGCTCAACAGCCGGTGGCGGTATCGTTAGCCCTGAGAATGATGAAGGTGCAATTTTAGAATATTGGACACTTCACAACGCATGGATTAAGAAAATTGAATTTAGTGAGTTGGATTATGAAGGTGATGACTTATCAACAGTTACTGTTGAGCTTCGCTACGACTACGCTGAACTTAACAACACCAACGTTTCGCCTAATCATGGTGCATTTGACGCAACTGGCGCAAGAACACCTGATTTACCATACGGCGTAGGCTTCGGTGATCCTGTCACTAGACAAGACTAATAATATTCTCTATGGAGGTTAGATGAGAAATAACGAAGAGAGAACGGGCGCTGTCCAACATCCGGACAGCCCCGCCCCTTCTCAACCACAAACGGGGCAAAATGGACTGAACTTTGTTGCACCAACAGAGTTCGTAGAAATACCATCAAAAGGCAAATTCTACCCACAAGGGCATCCCTTGCAGGGAGTTGAGTCTGTTGAGATTAGGCAAATGACAGCAAAAGAAGAAGATATCCTTTCATCAAAGACTTTGTTGAAACAAGGAGTTGCGATTGATAGATTTTTGCAGTCAGTAATCGTAGATAAAAAATTAAATTCAGATTCAATGCTTATTGGTGACAAAAACGCGCTTATTGTAGCAGCAAGGTGTTCGGGCTATGGACTAGATTATGGAACAACAATCACATGCCCAAACTGCACAGCAACCTCAAATCTAAGTATTGATTTGAGTGAAGCAAAGCAACCTTATGCTGGATATCACGCAGAATCTGCCCTAGAGCCCTTAGAGGGCGTTGAAGGGCCGAATGAGACTGGAAGCTATTTCATTACACTACCGGTTTCTAAGGCTAGATTTGAAGTCAAGCTGATGACTGGAAGAGAAGAAAAGGCATTTGCCAAACGATTGGAAACTAGAAGAAAGAAACGACAAGCTGAAGCAATGCTAACTGATCAGTTTAAGACTTTTACTCTTTCAATCAATGGAGTTGGCGATCTGAGACAAATGTACAGATTTATTGACAATCTCCCTGTCAGAGATTCAAGATTCCTGCGTAATCAGTACCAAAAGCTTTCCCCTGCCCTAAACCTAAAACATGATTTTATTTGTGATGAGTGTGGATACGAGCAGGAGGTTGAAGTGCCTATCACGGCACAGTTTTTTTGGCCTGACTCCTGATTACATGGAGCAAATCTATGAACAGTTCTTCTTGATGAAATATCATGGAGGATGGAGCTTCATAGAAGCATATAATCTCCCAGTTGCTTTGAGAACGTGGTTCCTAAAGCGACTATCAAAACAACTGGAAGACGAGAACGAAGCTCAGAAAAAAGCTATGTCTAAAGCGAAAAGAAAGTAAAGCAGTTGATATTCAACTGCTTTCTTTTTATTTGTACTATTTATTATTGTATTTTGGTGCTGTTTAATGAAAAAATATATATTTGATTTCTCCGAGAAAAATAAACTCAAAGAAGGCTTTATAAAGACTTTCGGTATTACACTCAAAGGACTACTTAGAAAGATGTTTGGGGGCGAAAAAGTCCCAATCATTGTCAAAGGTAGCCCAAGAGAGATCCGTGCTTTTGCTCGCGCTCTAATTCGCGAAAAAGATTATTGGAAAATGTATCAAAAATATGGCTTAAACGATCCAAAAACCTATCGTTCAAAATATAGGCTCAAAAGGGCGATTCATGATTTTGAGCGCATGACAGACATGGATTGGCCATTGGATTTTAGGTAATAATAAATTATGAATATAGAAGTACTATTAAAACTTAAAGAAACGCTCGTAGCGGAAGGCGCCGGCCCAGAAGCAATCAAACAGGTTGATGAGGCTATCAAGGCTGCACAAGATGCACAAGGCATGTCAGCCGCCGATCTTAAAGCAGCGTCAGACAGAGCCAAGCAAGCTTCTCGCGATGCAATGCGTGAAGAGTTGGCAGCAAACAATGCAGCAATAAAGGGCGCCCAAGATCGAATTAATTTACTAAATCAGGTTGCCGATGCCGCTGAAAAAGCGGGAGATACTGGGCTTGCAGAGTCATTAAGATCAGAAGCCGGCGCCATGGAAGAAGCGAAAGCAGGAGCCGAATCCGCAGTAGAAAAACTTCATTCGTTCGGTACAACTATGGGGCTGAACAAGAAGATGACAGATTCCTTCACGGGATCTTTAATCCAAGCCGGCTCCCTAGGCTTTGCAGCACTCGGCGACAAAATGAAACAAATGGTTAATCCACAGGCTCTTTTCGCAGCAGGCTTAAAGAAGGTGGAAACCGCAACCATGGACATGATGACTAAGTTTGATGATGCGCAAGCCGGCTTGTCACAACAAACTGGTACCGCCGGCGAATATAACGATATGCTCTATGAAATGCAAGAGCAAAATCGTAGTTTTGGAGTCTCCGTAGAAGAGGCTGCAGCAGCGATCAGTGGACTTCATAACAACATGGCGTCATTCAGCACCATGAACGAACAAACACAGCAACAATTGGCAACTACAAGCGCCAGAATGGATGCACTTGGAGTCAACGGCGAGACAATGGGTAAGCAGTTCGATGCCATGATCATGGGCATGGGAATGACTGCAGATATGGCAGATGAAGCAACGCACGAATTAGTCAACTTGGGTGATCAGATTGGCGTAGCGGCAAGTGTTATATCAGAAGACTTTGCCCAAGCCTCTTCAGAATTAGCTAAATACGGCCCAGAAGCTATTGATGTTTTCAAAGGCATGGCGGCTGCAGCTAAGGCAACAGGTATCGAAGTCAACAGTTTGATGCAAATTTCCGGACAATTTGACACTTTTGAAGGCGCCGCCGAAGGTGCTGGAAAGTTAAATGCCATTCTGGGTGGCGGAGTTATCAACTCCATGGATCTTCTCAACGGAACAGAAGAAGAAAGAATTAGACTTTTGATCGAAGCACAACAAGCTTCTGGAAAGAACTTTGAATCTTTAAATCGATTTGAAAAGCAAGCAATTGCCAACGCTGCCGGCATCAAAGACATGACAGAAGCAAACAAAATCTTCAGCATGTCATTAAGTGCGTATGACGATATGCAATCAAAAGCTGGAGCGGCAAATGCTGAACAAGCTAAATTAGAAGAAAGAGCACAAGCAGCGCAAACCTTCCAAGAAAAGTTAACACAACTAGGACAAGCATTTGCAGTAGCATTTATGCCTATTTTAGACTTCTTGCATGGATTTGCCAATATGCTGCTAGAGATCAACGACATGACGGGAGGATTGTTTATACCTGTCATGGTAGCGCTAATAGGCGTGGTATGGTATCTCAGTGGCTCATTCACCGCATTAGCCTCAAGCAACACGGTTGTGACAAAAACAGCACCCACCACCGCCGCCGGAATGATTAAGATAGCTAATGCCGCTTTCTATCTTGTTATGGCGATCGGCCCATTGCTTCCTGCGATTACGGCATTAGGATTTGCAATTGCAGGACTAGGACTAGCTTTGGCAGCACCATTTATAGCAATTGCCGCAATCGTCACAGCATTTACACAACTTTTTGTTGCAATGTTGGAAGCACCAAAAGCCATTGCTGCAGCAATTGCCGGTATGGTAGGGTTTGCAATCGCAGCATCCATAGCAATGGTTATGTTGGCAAAAGCATTGGCATTGTCAGTGATGATCTTGATACCATTCGCCGCACAAATGCTTATTGTAGCCCCCGGATTAGCTGCTTTTGGCGCAGCATTATTGGTGGCTGTTCTACCCTTTATATTACTTGGAAAGGCTTTAAAGAGCTTGGCAGAAGGCTTACTGGCGTTTAAAGAAGTTGGCTTTGCCTCTTTGGGCATGGCAGCGGCAGCAATCGCGCTTTTTGCCATAACAGTTATCCCATTAGCGGCGCAAATGGGCATAGGAGCGTTCTTAGTTGGCGCAGCCCTTATGGTATTCGGAAAGGGCTTAAAATCGTTTGCACAAGGGTTAATAGAGTTTAATAACGTAGGTATTGGCGCCATGCTTTTGGCACTAAGTTCTTTATGGCTTTTTAGTAAGGCATTGGTACCAATATCGACGGAATTGTTCCTAGGCGGTGTAGCCGTTGGAATCGGACTTATGATCATTGGTGGCGGGCTCAAGTCCTTCGGAAAAGGACTACAGGTTTTTAACAAAATTACCGGAATGGCAATTGTTAAAATGTTGGGTACGCTGGGCACTTTGGCGTTCATGCTGAAATTCCTCACACTTGAGCTTTTAATAGGCGGTGTCGGCGTCGGTATTGGATTGCTTATTTTGGGTAAAGGATTGTTGCAGTTTGCATTGGGAGTTAAGAAATTTAATAGAGTTTCTGGTAAAGCCATTGTAATGATGTTGGCTTCACTAGCTTCGATGGCTGCAGCATTGATATATTTAACAGTTCCACTAGCGATCGGTGGACTTCTCGTCGGCGGCCCATTGATGTTGATCGGGTATGGATTACAAGAGTTTGGTAAAGGTGTTAAAAGATTTAATAAAGTTACTGGTATGGGAATTATTAAGATGATGGTTTCGTTGACAGCAATTGCATTCGGCTTAGTGGCTCTCGGCCCATTACTGATCCTCGCAGGGTTACTAGTCGGTGGCCCATTAATGCTTATTGGGCTAGGACTTCAGCATTTTGCGAAAGGCATTAAGAAATTCAACGCAGTAGCTGTTAGCGCAATCGCCACCGCTCTAGCTTCACTAGTGGCAATGGCAGTTGGCTTGATCGCCATCGCGCCTTTATTCATAGGAATGCTAGCAGTTGGTGCTGCCCTATTATTGTTTGGTAATGGCTTAAAGGCATTTGCACGAGGAATAAGAAAGTTTAACTCTATAGGGATCAAAGCAATTGCTATGGCTCTAATCAGTTTGACGTCATTTGCATGGAGTATGTTCTGGCTGAGTCCGTTGTTACTGGGAATGGCTACCACCATGGCAATTATAGCAATTCCGATGATGTTATTCGGGTATGCCTTAAAGATATTTGCTGAGGGACTTAAAGCAATAGGTAAAAGCGCCGATGGGCTAATGATGTTGGCAAACGCCATGTCTATGTTAATGCTTATAGGGCTCACAGGCGCCCTAGGGTTCGCAGCGATTGGTGCTGCGATTATGGGTATCGCTTTTGCTCTCATGTTCATCCCTGAGAAGAAAGCAGTTGCCCTAGGATTTACACTGGATGGATATGCCAGAGCTATGCAAGCAGTTTCTGCTCTGACACCAGAGTCAGTCGAGGCAGCAAATCAAGTTGTTGAGGCTGCAGGTAGATATGTAGAAATACAGGCAGAAATGGCAATGCCAGCCGCAGATGCGTTTGTTCAAGCAATGCAGAGTGTATTCGGGGGCGACTCAGATTCCGGCGGAGGACAGGATATCGTCTTGAAGGTTAATGGTAGAGAGTTTGCCCGTGCGGTAGATGTTGCAATTAACAAATCGCACAATTTAAAAATGGACTAGTTAATATATAGGAGGTATCAATATGAGTGAAAAAGATAAAACAGTACGCGGTTCACACACTTTTGTTGATCCGACGTGGAATGGGCCGGATGAAGCTTTCTTATCAGATCCGGCACACAATTTAGCTGTCAAAAGAGGGCAATTTATAGAAATATACCATATTCCTTCTGGAGAATCGGTTGTGTTTAAGGCTTACGTCGATGATTATCAAGACAAATATGATTCAACTTGGAATGACGCCGATGTTTATGGTAGGATGGATCCAATTAGGCAATTTGCCGGCACAAAGCGTGTTATAAGTTTAGATTGGATTGTGCCATCTTATTCTGTGGCAGAGGCAAAATTTAATCACAAAAAATGTTCTCTTTTGTTTTCAATGTTATATCCAAATTACGATTTAGATGGTGGCGGAGCATCCAGCGCGACACAAATAAGCACAGCACCGGTATTTAAAGTTAAATTTGGCAATTTGATTCAGAACCCAGAATCCCCCGGCGGAGATGTTATAGATAGTGGACTTGTAGGGGCTATTAGTGGCTTTACATATTCTCCAAATGTTGACGCTGGCTTTATAGATGATAAATTCGATCAATATGGCGCCCTTTATCCAAAAGAAGTTAAACTTTCCATGGAATATACGGTTTTCCATACTCACGGATTAGGTTGGGATGGGACTCGATTCCGCCAAAAGGGATATCCATATGGAGAAGGAGCCGGCACAGGCGCAGGAGCAGCATCTCCAAGTAGTGCCACCCCATCAACCTTGGGTGAAGTAATTGAATCACATTTCGGGAGCATGTTTGACTAATGAGTAGGTTTACAAATAGAAAAGTATTAAATAATTCTTTGGAATTATACCAAGAAATGGCAGAAGAACGCGACGTAAACGTTTTTAGACAATATGAAACGCCAAACTTTAGATATCCCACTTCTGCAGAACTCAAAGATATTAGATATATCAGGCATGTATGGAAAGCAGGTGATAAATTTTTTAAATTATCCGCAGAACATTATGGAGATCCACAATTATGGTGGATCATAGCGTGGTTCAATAAGATACCCACCGAATCGCATGCCAAAAAAGCACAGATAATATTAATACCTAAACCATTAGGCAAGATTTTAACTTACTTGAGGAACGAGGGATATGGCAGACTCTAAATATTCAGACGCGTGTTATCTGGCTGACTACATCGATTTATTTTCCAAACAAATTAATGCTATGAATCCCAAAGGATATCCCGGCTTTAAGTGCGTTGAGGCTGATAAAGAAAGTGGCGGCGGAGCACATGAAATTATTTCTAAATTAACATCCAGAAACGGACGAAGTATCTTTTTGGATTTAGAGCCGGCAGCTATGTCTCTTTTGGTGCCAAAAGTTAGATTATATA